ATGTCTCTGACAGTCAATCAAATTAAAGCATTACAACCAGAAAGCAAGCCAAGACGCTATGTAGACGGGCATGGTCTATATCTGGAGGTGTCACCTCAGGGTGGCAAGCTGTGGCGACTCAAGTATCGGTTTCTGGGCAAAGAGAAGCGGCTTAGCATCGGGATTTTCCCTGATGTTTCTCTGAAAGAAGCTCGAGACGCAGCCCAAGCTGCTAAACAACTTTTGTCGAAAGGCATAGATCCTTCCGCTGCAAAGCGCGTCTCTGTCGAGAGTGTGGCACATGTCTTCCGAGTGGTGGCACTTGAATGGTTCGACAAATATCATATATTGTGGACAGGAGCCCATGCCACAAAAATTAAAGCGCGCCTAACTGACAAAATCTTTCCAGCCATTGGCGATCTGCCTATAGATTCAATTTCAACTGGTGCGGTACTATCTTTTTGTCGTGAAATCGAGACAGAAATATCGCCATACATGGCGCATGTCCTGCACGGGGTGATCAGTCGTATTTTCCGGTTTGCTATCGCATGCGACTATGTTGCCTCAGATCCATGTCGTGATTTGCGTGGTGCGCTTACTCCACACAAAGAAGTAAAGATGCCAGCCATAACGGAGCCTGTCAGAGTAGGGGAGCTTGCAATAAAAATTGACGGCTATGATGGGCTTATCACAACGCGCTGCGCCATGCAGATGCTGTTGCTGTGTATGTGCCGGACTCAGGAAATTCGGGGTATGCGGTGGGCTGAGATCGGTGAAGATGGAGTGTGGCGTATTCCAGCAGAGCGAATGAAGATGCAACGCGAACACCTTGTCCCTCTGTCGCGTCAAGCCCTGGGGATATTGGCACAGTTGAGTCCTGTAACTGGTGAGCATGAACTGGTTTTTCCCTCATATTGCCGGGGAAGGAAGGATTCACCTCTGGGCAAGAACACCATTAACAACGCCTTGAGGGTGATGGGGTATAAGAGCGGTGAAATTGTGGGGCACGGCTTTAGGTCGGCTGCTTCTACAATTCTAAATGAACTTGGCTGGAATCCTGACGCCGTTGAGATGCAGCTTTCACATGCGCCCAGTGACAAGGTGAGGGGCGCCTACAACCGCGCCGCCTATTTAGACGAGAGGCGGCGCATGTTGCAAGCTTGGGCAGATCATCTGGACACCCTCAAAGAGAAAGCTGGCCGGATTTAATATCTTCTATTACGCGCGTCACTTCGGAAGAGGGCCACGCTTTTGATCTTTTTGTAAGCGCGAGTGCAGGAGGAATTTTCCCTTCTTTTTTGGCGGCGTAAAATTTTGATTTCTTGATGCCCAACAGTTCCATGAACTCCGGGGCTCGAATCAGGCGTTCCTGTTTTTGTGTCTCTTGATGCATATATACTTCTCCGATCCTTGATTGAGGTCAGGGCGTTTCTGTGCTGATGGGGCGGAATTCGTCCAGCTTTGCGTCCAGTCGAGCGGCAGAGGCCGCAATCATTTCCAGCGAGGCGTAAATAAGCCTTCCCCGTGGAACGTCGATACTCACCATGCCGCGCACCTCTTCGGCCAATTCCTGGATGTTGGCCACCAGTTGCGAGACATCAAACAGCGTCAATTCCAGGGCAGAGGGAGTGGGTCTACTCATAGCTGGCCCCCGCTTCGATAATCGCCTTGTTCACAGTTGGCCTGTTGCATTCGGCCAGTGTGAACAGTTTGCGCACAAGATTATCCAATTGCATTTTTACATGGTCGGTATCACCGTCTTCCAATGCTTCAAGGGCTGAAAGGGCCTTTGCCCCAAGCCCAAGGAATTCTAGAGCTTGATCATGCGTGTCGGAATTTTCCAAGGCTGCCTTGAGGGATTCGGGGCGGGGCTGGAATGCAAAAAGTATTTGTCCGGACTCCGCGTAGGCTTGAATGAGGCCAGGCAGGGTGGCAGTTGAGAAGGTCAGGCGGGCGCGTGGGTTCGTGTTAGGGCTATTCATGATTGGCCCCTTTGCCGTGCTTCTGTGCCAGGCGCTCAAATACACCAAGTTCAGTTTGGCATTGCTCCACATACTCGCTCAAATTCTTTGCAGCAAAAGCAATCATGTTCAGTCCGGCATAAAGGGAATGTTCGGCAGTATCGTCGCCAGACTTCAAGCCGTGGTCGAGGTAGGTTTCCCTTAATCCTTGCGCCATGAGTTCAATGGATTCGGACAGCATGATTGCATTGCCGTGGTCTTTGATGGTCAGGGGAGTGTTAGTCATGGCTGACCTCCTTCCTCCTGATCGGTGCAAGTCCTATGGCGTCAATGGTGATCTGTTCGCAGTGTCTGAGAATTCGGCCAAGGCCTTGGCGACCGCTATCACTCATTTCTATTTCAACGTCACGGCCATTGCTGTGCTGGAAAAGATCGCTGAGGCAGGCAAGCACTTCGTGAGCTTCCCAGAGAAGGTCGTTAAGGTCGGGCTGTGCCTCCTCAAACTGGTATCCGGTGAGGGCGGGATATTTACTCATGGCATTCACCGTCCTGCGCGTTATCGTTAACAAGAGGTTCACGCCATTCGCGCGGAACATCCTTCGCGCTGTTTAAAGTTTGAAGTTCCATAGCGATGTGAGGATAGAGCGCCCCGTTATGAACGAGACCGTGTCCGCGCGAGGTGTTTTCGCACCAGCGAAGAGCGTGGCGCATGACGGATAAAACATGTGATGTAAGGTGATGGCAGGGGAAGTTTTCAATTAAGGCCAGCAACTGGCGAAGGGGGGCGCGCGAGCGGACGTATGCAGGGTTTGCTGGCCCGTGTTCGCCATAAACAATCCACCCCTCGTTCTCGAGTGCTTCCTTCGCAGCAGCAAAAACTTCTCCAGGGTGCTCAGCGGTTCTGGCATCGAAAACAGCGGACAACACGGCAAAAAGGGTAGCGGCGGGTATTGCGAAAGATTCTCTAATTATCGCTTCTTTCTTCTGTCGCTCAGCTTCACTCCGTAGAACATCTTGGGCATCTTCATACGCGACTGCCAATGTTCTTCGGGCGTCGTTAAGCTTTTTTTGTTCGGCGTAACTGACGGGACAGGCATCCATGTCTGGATCAAGGTTATTCAATATGTCGAATAGATAGCCAAATTCTTTGGCCAGTCCTGAGGGGGAACGCACTACTCTTTCAAGCTCTTCCAACCCTTCACGAAGATCAGACACGGCACCAGATATATACGGCAAAGTGGCGTATCCGCCGGCCTTGGAAACATAACTGGCGCTTGCTGATTCTGGTCGACCGTCGTCTCGTCGGGGGACATTGTTTTCTGTGGACATTTCACACTCCCAAAAGTTTGCTGCAAATAATTACTGCCAGAAAAGCCACTCCGCCCAGAAAAAGAGCGCGAAGCCAGTCACCAAGGTAAAACATTGAATTTCTCCAGTGTTGGAACCTGGCTGCTTTCACGGGTCTCGTTCGTGCGCACTACTGCTCCGACTTAGCATTGAGGTTCGTCGTGGTTCGTTTGCTTCCTGCCACCCAAGCAGCCGCCATGTTGGATTCCAGCTTGTTGCTACTTTTTGCCCGTGGGCTAAGTTCGCTACCTTCTTCCTCGTTGGCAAAACCAAATTAACAAAACGCAATTTATAAATCAAGAAAAATAAATTAATAGCAATATAGTTGGAAATAAAAAAGCACCCCTTGATGAGGTGCTTTTATTTCGGATGGTTATATGAGTTTATTTGTTGCTTATGTCTGACCAAGCCCAAACAACACGCCCAACGATTGCATTGCCGAACTCTCCGTCAAAATCTTTTCTAAGGCTATATATTTCTGGAGGGTTGTCGAGGGCATTGTCAGAGTAGTATATTACTGAATAGTCTCGATCTTTTTCTTGTACATCTACGCGCTTAACTTTCCCGCATCCATCTGGGTCTCTAACCAGCATTATATGTCCAGGGCGATCCACATTTCTATCGGCCCTATCAACGAGCACAATATCCCCTGGCCGAAGAGTGGGCTGCATGGACGTGGAATTTTTGCCAATTTCCACTGCGATCAGATCATTTCTATTGCGCACTGCAGGTTGATATTTCCATACTAAAAACCATGATTTAATCCCATCTTCTGGAAAATACCCTGGGCCGGCACCAACTTCACCAACAACGGGTACAGCTAAATACGCCTCTGCACTCGGCGGGGAGGCTTGTCCGCCCGCGTCCACCTTCCGGGCATTAACAAAGCAGACTTCCCGTGAGGCATCGTCACCAGGTGAGACAGCCTTCACGCCAAGCGAATCAAGGATGACAGATATCTCTGCTAGACGTGGAGTTCTTTTCCCTGAAAGCCAATAGCTTATGTTCGCAGGAGACACACCAGTTGCCGCCGACAAGGCTGCGGCGCTCCCGTACTCTTCTACGGCGTTCCGGAGAATATCCAAGACAGATTGGTGGAATGTCTTTTTCATGGGGACAGTATTAACCAAACGCAATTTTAAATCAAGATTGCGTTTAGTTTATTTTTTGTTGATTTTTATATTGCGCTTTGTTAATAAAGGGACATGTCAAACGTAACTATCGCCACCGAGGTCAGCCGTTTTTTGGACCAGTACTCTTTATCCGCGGCAGTTCTTGCCAGGGAGTCTGGAGTCAGCCCCGTCATTCTGTCTCGTATGAAGAAAGGAAAACAGAAAGATGTGTTGGCTGCAACCGCAGACGCATTACGAGATGCGATGAAGCGCTTAGCCGAAAACCATAGGCCGCCGGAAGAAGAGGGATAGCAACATGACGTTCAGCAGATTTTTGGAACCCTGCATGTGGCTTGCCTGCGCGCTGTGCCTTGTGAGCCTGGCAGGAACTGGCAAATGGCTTTTCACCCAATGGAGACGACACAATGAACGCGAACGTTGAAAGTCTCGTCGCCGAATACGCGACAAATAAAACTGAGGCCGACCGATTGACCGCACGAAATGCGGAAATTGCTGATGCCCTTCTTGAGAAGGCTACCTTCAAACCGGGTTCTGAATCCGGGCATCTGACCGCTGCCGGATTCAAAGTCACAGTGACCAGGCGCATCAATGAAAAATGGGACCAGGGCAAGCTGGAGGCTGCACGCGCGGCCATGACCGACACGCTCTTTTTCTCCATTTTCAAGAGCAAGTATGAGCCTGACCGCCGCGCTCTCAAGACGTTCATGGTCGGGCAGCACGATGGCGCTTTCCGTCGCATGCTGCTTGAAGCTTGCACCGCAAGCGCCGGAAAGCCCGGCGTGAAACTGGAACCAGCCAAGGAGGCAGCGGCGTGAGCGGGCTTAAAATTATCAGCGCTGACCAGCGTATGGCGGAGCAGGGCGGCATCAAGGGTGTGATCTTTGGTCCGGCCAAGATAGGCAAAACCTCCCTGCTTTGGACCCTGGACCCGGCGACTACCTTGTTCGTTGACCTTGAGGCTGGCGGGTTATCCGTTCAGGGCTGGAGCGGCGACTCCCTTGAAGTGCGCGACTGGGACGCTGCCCGCGACATCGCATGCTATCTCGGCGGGCCGAACCCGGCCATGCGGGCAGATCAGGCATACAGCAACGAACACTATTCCTATGTCTGCGACCAGTACGGCGACCCTGCCGCGCTCCAGAAATATCAGACTATCTTTGTTGACTCCATCACCGTGGCCAGTCGCTTGGCCTTCCAGTGGGCATCCGGTCAGCCGCAGGCATTCAGCGAAAAAACCGGCAAGCCTGACACGCGCGGCGCTTACGGCCTTCTTGGCAAGGAAATGATCGGTTGGGTGACGCAACTGCAACACGTAGGTAGCCGCAACGTCTGGTTTGTGGGGCTGCTGGATACCAAGCGCGACGACTTTAACCGCGAATATTTCGAACCGCAGATTGAAGGCAGCAAGACCGGGCTGGAGTTGCCTGGCATCGTTGACGAGGTCGTCACCATGACCGAACTGCGCCCAGAGCAGGGAGAACCATACCGGGCCTTCGTTTGCCGCCGTCCCAATCAGTGGGAATTTCCGGCGGGTGACCGCAGCGGCAAGCTGGACCTGGTGGAGCCGCCGCACCTGGGCAAGCTTATGCAAAAGATACGTGACAGCCGCCGCCCGGAAGCTGCCAGCTACAACTACGACATCGCTACCGATTAAAGGAGAGGAACCATGTCTTACGATTTCAACAATGCTGATCACCAGCAGAACGGTTTTGACCTTATCCCTGCTGGCACCATCGTCCCTCTGGTTATGACCATTCGCCCCGGTGGTTCCGGTGAAGGCGGCTGGCTCAAGGCCTCCAACAATTCTGACGCGGAAATGCTCGACTGCGAGTTTGTCGTCGAATCCGGCCCCTACGCCAAGCGCAAACTCTGGCAGTTCATGGTGCTGTCCGGCGGCAAGCTCAACGACAAGGGTGATTCCGTTGCCGGAAACATCAGCCGATCCACCTTGCGCGCCATTCTGGAAAGTGCGCGCACAATTATGCCCGACGATATGAGCGACGCTGCCATACGCGCCCGCATCATCAACGGCTGGCAAGACTTCTGTGGCATTGTCTTCCTGGCCAAGATCGGCGTGGAAAAGGACAAGACCGGGCTATACAGCGACAAGAACAAGATCGCCACGGTCATTACTCCGGATATGAAGGACTACAGCGACGGCGGGCAGAGCGCCAACGCCAAACTTACTACAACCGCCACCAGTGGTTCTCCTCAGGACGCGGCACCTGCCCCCAAATGGGGCGGCACACCGTCCTCTTCTTCTAGTGCTCCAGCGGCTGCTCCCACAGCAGCCATGCCCCCGGCCCAATCACAGCCGCAATCCTCTCCCACGCCCGCGTGGGCAAGATAAAATCCTCTCCTCAAACCGTATAACCCCCTGCCCGCTGAAAGGTGGGCAGGGGCACAGGAGCCATGTCCATGCTTGAACTTAATGTCTCCACGCTGTCCCAGGGCGGAGCCGTGGAACGGTTTCAGGACGAACTGACCAAGGTCATTGCCAATATCACCGATCCCAATACTCCGGCAAAGAAGACACGCACGGTCACGCTCAAAATGACCATCAAGCCCAATGAACAGCGCAACATGGCGGAAGTGCTTGTGGCCACTTCTTCCACTATCTGCCCGGCAAGCCCCATTGAAACCAGCATCTACATTGGGGCCAACCCCAAGACTGGCGAAATTGGTGCTTCTGAAATGGCCAGCGGAGAGAACCCCATGCAGAACATCCTGCCCGGCGCTGAATCCGCCATGCCTGGCAAGATCACGAAGTTTGCAAACAACTAACCGCTTGAAGGAAACAACATGCTGAAAGCACTCTACAATGCCATCCGTGGCGACGCTGCTCCTACCGTTATTGAAATCAAGGGCCGCAACTACACCAGTAAGAACGTTGTGCCTGTGTCCACCCCGACGCCCGCAAAACTAACTGTGTCCACTCTCACCGGGCTTGTCGACTATATCAAGTCCAATGTGGACGAATTGAACGTGTCCAGCCTGCTCTGCCATGTTGAAAGCCCGTCGAAGGTCACGCTCAATTCAAATTTGCTTGGTGATTTTGCTGACCGCGCCGCCTTCCTCGCAGCAGAGCTTCACCAACTCCAAATCCCGCTCAACAAGTACTTGGACGCCGAAGCGTTCAACATCCTGCTGCAATCCTGCTTTGTGGAGCCTGAAGACTCCATGCAGGGCACTGACCGTGGGCTTGTCCTCAAGTATGTATCCAATGTGAAGAAGACTCTTGAAGCTGGATATGAAGATGATGGTGTTTCTCAGGGCGTTACCGTCAAAAAAGGTATATCTGGCTCTGAAAACGTGGTGCTTCCGAATCCTGTCACGCTACGCCCATACCGCACCTTCGTTGAAGTTGAACAGCCTGCAAGCAAATTCGTCTTTCGCGCCCGCGACGACGACGGCATGCAATTCATGCTGGTTGAAGCCGATGGCGGCGCTTGGCGTGGCGAAGCCATGAAGAACATCAAGGCATTCCTCGAAACGGCTGTCCCCGGTCTGAACGTTATTGCGTAACCAGCAGTCAACAGTACCCCCGTCGGGTTCCGGCTCGGCGGGTAAATGGAGAAAAAGCATGATCAAACTTCAAGCTGGTCAGCATCGGTTCACGATTGTTCATGTCCTCGACGAACCCGGCGCAGGGGGCGCGTACCATGAATACGAGGTCAAAAATGTTGCCCCCAACGACACCGCCACATCCAAGGAAGCCCCCTACGCCGTGGTCAAATTTCAAAAAGGCCCGGTGACCGAGAGCGGCGTAAACGGCATCTTCATGGAAGATTTGCTGCAAATTTGCCGTCACCGTTTGCAGTGCTTCCAGGCGGGCAGTTTCGCTTGCAGAGAAAACGCTCTGGCCCTGACCAAAATTGAAGAGGCTTTGCACTGGCTCGACCACCGCACCAAAGACCGCCAGGCGCGCAACGTTGAAGGCACAATGGAGAAATAATCATGCCCAACGCAGATTATCCCGCTCTGGTGATGTTCATCGAAGACAACTGGGACGCCTTTGTCCAGTACTGCGATGAAGAAAAGGACGCTGAAGAAACGCTGGCAACGCTCAAGCGTGAAGCCGGTATGTCTTAACCCTTCCCCTCACACCGCGCCCGTCTTCGGACGGGAGCGGAACCGAGCGGGAGAGTTGCAAAGGAGGTTTAGCATGGGTGGAGGCGGATATGCCGGATATCATATCCCTGAGCCGTACAGCACTCTTGTTCGCGCAGGTAAAATTACTGTCAGGCCACAGGCCAACAAACAGAATGCGCGGCAAGGTTGGTTACACTCTTGGGGCATTGTGCTGGTTGCCTTGGTTTTATGTGGAGGATTTCTTTTTATGTGGATGTGCGCAGAAAAACAGCCTGCCCCACATAACCCTCCAACTAAGCCGCCAATAGCAAAGCAGGAAAAAAACCAACCTGCCCCCGTGCCAAGGCCTGGACATCTCAACAATATGTTTGGTTTTCCATCAAAAAGATCGTTCTTTTTCGGTCTGCCATTCTGAAAGGTATTTTATGATCCTTCGCCCGTATCAAAAAACAATGGTTGACCGCGCGCAAGCGGCCCTGAAAAAGCACGGTAATACCCTGGCTGTAGCCCCCACGGGCGCGGGCAAAACCATTATTCTTGCTGCTTTGGCCGGACGCCTGGGCGGCAAACAGTGTGTACTCCAGCACCGTGACGAATTGGTGGGGCAGAATCTGCGCAAATTCCGGGCCGTGAACCCCGGGCGCGGCACAGGCTTGTACACAGCCGACTGCAAAGACTGGCGCATGGATACAACCTTCGCAATGGTGCAGACGCTGTCCCGTAACCTCAAGAGTATTCCTGAACTCGACACCCTCATTATTGATGAAGCCCACCACGCCGTGGCCAACAGCTACCGCAACGTGGTCAGTGCCGTGCTGGACAAAAACCCCGACTGTAAAATTTTTGGCGTCACTGCCACCCCGGCGCGCGGCGACGGCAAGGGGCTGCGCCCCATATTTTCCAATTGCTGCGACCAGATTTCCCTGCACAGCCTTATTGCCCAGGGTTTTCTTGTCCGCCCGCGTACCTATGTCTGCACCTTGGACGGCACGGACGCCAAGCTGGCGGCACTGCGAAAGACCGCAAGCGGCGAGTACGACATGCAGGAAGCTGCCGAAGTTCTTGACCTCGCCGTACACAACGAAGCTGTGGTGCGCGAATGGAAAAAACTGGCAGGTGAGCGCAAGACCATCGTTTTTTGCTCCACCGTAGAACACGCCGCGCACGTTGCCGGGGCATTTCGCACTGGCGGCGTGAGTGCTGCCGTTATCTCCGGAGATCTCCAAGCTGCCGAGCGCAGGGCTCTGCTTGACCGTTTCGACCGTGGCGATCTGCAAGTCATCGTCAATGTGGCCGTGCTTACCGAAGGATATGACAGTCAGCCCGTAAGCTGCGTTGTGTTGCTGCGTCCCTGCTCTTGCAAATCCACTATGCTGCAAATGATCGGGCGCGGACTGCGCACAGTTGACCCGCAGGCATACCCCGGCGTGGTCAAAAGCGACTGCGTTGTTATGGATTTCGGGCGCTCGCTCGTCACCCACCGCGACCTGGAAAGCAAGGTGCGCATGGATGACAAGCAGAAGCAATGCCCGGAATGCGGGGCAGAAATTCCGCTTGGTGTTATGGAATGCCCCATTTGCGGGCATGAATTTAAGGCCCCTGAGCGGACGCCGGGCGGCATGGACGGCGAAGACGGCCCGGAAATTGTCAGCAATGTGGCTATGGAGGAAGTGAACCTGCTGGATTCTTCGCCCTTCCGCTGGTGCGACCTCTTCGGCAGCGGCAAAGTCATGATCGCCAGCGGCTTTGAAGCTTGGGCCAGTGTGTGCAGCGCTGATGGCGAACACTGGGTGGCCTTGGGGAAAGTGAAAAATGAGCGCGAAATACGCCGTTTGTCCGTTGGCGAGCGGGTGCAGAGTTTAGCGGCGGCTGATGACTTTCTGCGCATGAACGAGAGCGACGACGCGGCCAAAAAAAATCGCCGCTGGCTCAACGACCCGGCCACAGCAAAACAATGGGAACTGTTGCAGCGCCTTGGCTATGGCGACGGAACCATGTTGGCTTTCACCAAATACAGCGCAGCCTGCACTCTGAATTTTTTCTGGAACCGTGGGCTTATCGAAAGAGAGGTGTTGCATGGTTAATCTAAAACTGCTGGGCACGTCGCTGGCGGAAGCCGGGCTTATGCAAAAAAGCTTTGCAGATATGGGCGAAAAAGAAGTGCTCCATGTTGCACGGCTCGTGGACATATGCAGCAAGAAGCGTTGTGTGCATTGCGACCAGTGGGAAAAAGTGCCGGAAGCGCCGTGGTGGATAGGGACGTGCCGCATGGATGGGCACAGTCTGGAAAAGACATCATATTGCACCATCACTACTGACGAACCGCCATTCTAATGGTTTTACGGCGAAAGCTTTCGAGTCGTGAGCGCAAGGCGCTGTATCAGGAATACCTGAAGACGCCGCACTGGAAGGAACGGCGCTCCCGGGCGCTCAATCTGGCTGGCAACCGCTGCCAGAAATGTGGAAAGGGCGGACGGCTAGAGGTCCACCACCTCACATATGCCCACCTGTTTGCTGAACTGGATGAGGATTTGCTTGTGCTGTGCCGTGGCTGTCACGGTCGCCAGCATGAACATTACGGAGAGGATGATATGCTTGATCTCAATACACGCAATTCCGGCGGCAGGGTTGCCCACCTTATAGATACTGCCATGCTGGCGGACGCGGCTAAAAAAGATGCGGAACGTCTGGCGACACGCAGCCCGCGCATCGGCGCTTCAAGACTTGGCGAAACCTGCCTGCGCAAGCTCCAGTACGAATATTTCAAAACTCCAAAAGATAAGGGGTTCAGCGGCAAGACGTTGCGCATTTTTCGCCGCGGGCATGAGGGCGAAGAATGGATGGCGCAATGGCTACGTCTGGCCGGGTTTCAGCTTTTTACCGCCGACGCCGAAGGCAACCAGAAATGTTTTCGTGCTTTGCAGGGCCGCGTCCTCGGTTATGCCGATGGAGTGGTTATAGCTGGCCCGGACGAGTGCGGCCCGTACCCGCGCCTGTGGGAAAACAAGGTGCTAGGGGCCAAAGGGTGGAACAAGCTGGACAAGGAAGGAGTACGCCGCGCCTATCCTGTGTATTATGGTCAGGTGCAACTCTACATGGCCTATTTTGACCTGACCGATGCCCCGGCCCTATTCACTGCGCTCAACGGTGACACGATGGAGATATTTGCCGAAGATGTGCGGTTTGACGCACAGGCCGCTCAGGAACTTTCCGACAAGGCGGTAAACCTGGTGTCTGCCTGCGAGGCGGGTGAACTGCTGCCCCGTTGCACAGACCGTGAAGACTGGTTCGAATGCAAGTTTTGCGACTGGCATAACCGCTGTTGGGCCTAGCCATGAGCGCGGCCATATTCAATTTCAATGATGCCGGCGCGCAGCCAGAGGCAAAGCCAAGGTCGGCGCCTGTGGCGTCAGCCAACAGGGCGGCGGAAGATTTTCGCGCGTGGCTTTTGTCCATCGGGCTCAAGCCGGATGGCGTAGAGCCCACAGGCGACCGCGTGGCGCGTTGTCCTACGCTGGACGACAAGCCAGGACGCACGTCCGGCTGGTATGTATTTTACGCTGACGGGCTGCCTGCAGGCGAGGCCGGAAACTGGAAAACCGGAGAATGTTTTACCTGGTGCGCAAAAGAAAAAGACTCCATGACGTCTGCGGAGTTGAAAATCGCACACGCACATCAGGAACGCGCCCGCACAGCGCGGGAACAGGAGCGCGCGCGACTCGCCACAGCGGCGGCGCAGCGTGCAGAAAAGAACTGGGCTAAAGCCACAGCGTGCGAAGCCCATCCATATCTGAGCAAAAAGGGCGTTACGTCATTAGGGCTCAGAGTTCTGGCCGGGAAACTGCTTGTCCCGGTGACGACAGTCGATGGTGCACTGCGCTCCATTCAGGAGATCGACGCCACAGGCGAGAAGAAATTCTACTTTGGCGGCGAGGTTGGCGGAGGCTTCTTCCATATTCCTGGCAACACTGTAACCGCTGTCGCCGAAGGCTACGCCACGGCGGCCAGCATCCATATGGCTACCGGGTGGAGTGTATTGGTGACATTCAACGCGGGGAATCTGCAACCTGTGGCAGAAGCCTGGCGCACTACACACCCGCAAGACCGCATGGTCATCTGTGGCGACGATGACAGGTGGCTTCCTGATCCTCTCCCGCCAAATCATCCTGGCAACGTCGGGCGCATTAAGGCAGAGGCCTGCGCTGCGGCTCTGGGAGTCAGGGCGATGTTTCCTGTCTTTAAGGATTCTACAGGGCAGCCCACGGATTTTAATGATCTGCACGCAATGGAGGGGATTGCGGTAGTGCGCACCCAGCTGTTGGCAGAGCAGCCCCTGAAGCGCGATATACGGCAATGGGGTCTTGAGCAGTTCGCTGGCGAAGCTCCAGAGCGACATTGGGTTGTTGAAAACATTATGCCAAGCGGGGCTGTATTTATTCTTGCTGCTATGGGCGACGCGGGCAAAGGCATGCTTACCCTGGACCTGGGCCTTAAGGTTGCGGGCAAAGTTCGTCTGCCTGAGGCCGGGTCAGGAGGAATGGACTTCAATAGCCTGACGGCCTTTGGCAACCGTATCATGCGGCAAGGGCCAGTGGTGATCTTGTCTGCCGAAGACGACAAGAGCGAGATACACCGCAGACTGCAAAACATCGGCTCCGGGCACGCCAAGGATATGTACGTTGTGCCCTTGTCCAATGCCGGTGGTCCATTGCCAATTATCGTACCTGGCAAACACGGACCGCAACTGTCAGCCGAATGGCTGGAAGTGCGGGACCAAATTGTGGCTATGCGTCCAGCCTTGGTAGTTATTGACCCTCTGGCCAGCTTTGTCATGGCTGACATCAACACCGATCCGGCCGTGGGGGCGTTCACCATGGGGCATATGTCGCAGTTTGCTCAAGAGGCCGACGCTGCCGTGGTGCTGGTGCATCACCTGGCCAAGACAAAAACCAATATCAGTACCCCAGAAGAAGCGCGTTCTCTCATCAGGGGTACGTCCGCTATCGTAGACAATGCCCGTGCGGCCTATGTGCTGTGGGGCGTGGAAGAAAAAGCGGGGAAGGCTACCTGTGGGGCTTTAGGGGTTGAATGGCGGCGTAACCGCGTCATGCGCGGCTGCCTGGTTAAAAGTAATGGCCCGGGCGACCGTGAAGTTAAAACTTGGGTTCGTAATGACACAGGTCTTTTGGAAGTGCGCAACGAGCAATTAAAAAGCGCGGCGCGTGAAAAGGTGCCTGCGCTTATGGACAGCCTGCTGGCCTGCGTGGCTGAGGCAGCGGAGAAGGGGCAGCCCTTCACCAAAACGGGTAGCAGTGGGTTATTTGCACGGCGTCAGGAACTTCCGCCTGAAGTTATGGAAATGGCGCGTCATAAGATTGAAAACATGGCTCAAGAGTTGCTGGAAAAAGGCTCTCTGGTGCTGTGCATTGCCAAGGGGAGCACCACTAAAAAATGGCTGGATGTGCCTGAAGGCGATTTTGCATTGGGCATAGGTGAGTTTGCGGTTGGTTCTACCGTTTCCAACGGTTTCCAGAAAAACATTTCCAGCGCAGGCCAATGAAAACAATGTGTTATGATACATTTCCAAGCGTTTCCAAAAATCCGTTTCCAAGAAAATTTGCTGTGAAAAATTTCATAACTGATTTCCAAGATGCCCTTGGAAATTGGAAAGGGTTTGGAAATGGACCTGGAAAAGATAATAAAAACAAAACATTATCGTTCCCATCGAGAAAGCTTAGCATTAGTAAATAACGTTTTGATATATTTAATCTTTCCACGTTTCCAAAAAATTCCCCTACTACGTAGGGGGTCGTAGACCGGGAACGGAGGCTTTCGCCCCGTATCCCTACGACCCTACGACGGGGTCTAGGAAAGGGGACGCTCGACTGGAAAGAAAATAATAATATGGAGCAAAAGAGTATGAAAAGCGTAATTGATATCCTCGGTTGGAATGTCGTTTTTAAACAACCTATGCATGGTGGCGAATGGACGAACATTGATTGTAAGTTAGTGGCAGAAGTCTGTGCTGTGACTAATGATGGCAAGCTCGCAAGGATTCGTAAAAAATATTCTCTTGGCTGGAATGGTAAGCGGTTCGCCAGCGGTGTGCATTTTGATGATATTAAGGCGAAGAATCCAAAACTTTTTGCCGCGATATGCAAGGCTATTGGGATCGCGGCAAAAACGCAAAAATAACACGGAGAAAAAAATGTACGATTACGAATACCCCGTGATGATGGTGGTCGAGGCAGAGCCACGGCCAGTAAAGCTCGTCGGCGTTGGCGTCGGCTTTGAGCGGACCCGCAGGATCACCGGGTACCTTGTTGGGACGCTGGATCGGTTTAACAACGCCAAGCGCGCTGAAGAGCGAGATCGGGTAAAACACGGTCTTTTTTAAAAACCTGTCAAGCCCCCTCTTTTAAACAACAATGAACCTTAATGGCATTCAACGGAGTGGTTTAAAAGGCTCTTAAAAAAAACGTATGGTACAACTTTTGGCAAACGCCGGGGGATGTATCATGGCCGACAATTTCAGCATTGCACACAAATTTACTGCCAAAGCGGAAGGTGGAGAATCTGATCATCCTGCCGACGGCGGCGGCCTAACCAAATACGGCGCCAGCCTTGCATTTCTGAAGGGCGTCGCTGCCGAATCCCAAGCCAACCGCGACGTGCTTGAACGTATGGGCATCCGGCTGCCCATCACGCGCCAGGTTATTATCGACCTGACCGAAACCCAAGCTGCCAGCCTTTTCCGTTGGCAGTTCTGGGACCGCCTCAAGCTAGATCTCCTTCCGCTGCGCCCTGCCGTGGTGCTCTATGACGCCGCAGTCAACAGCGGCCCCGCTCAATCCGTCAAACTTGCCCAACGCGGCTACAACCGCTGCGTGACCTACGGCCAGCCTTTGGTAGTGGATGGCATCATGGGCCCGGCCACCCGCGCCGCCATGCAGCTCGCCGACACCGAAAAATGCCTCACGGCCATGCTCGATGAGCGCGAAAAATTCTTCCAAACCATCGTCGACAAGAATCCCAGCCAGCAAGTTTTCTTGAAGGGCTGGATTAATCGCGTGGACGATCTGCGGCGATACGTGCGGGGGCTGTGATGCGGGCGCTGGCCGCTCTCGCCATCTTCTGCACGGTATCTTTGTTCGCCAATGCTTTTCTGGCCTGGCGGCTGTCGAGCGCTGTCGATGAGGTCGAGCGGCTGGAATCCACGGTCACAAATCTCCGCGCCGCCCGTCAGGCTGACAGCTTGGCGCAATCACTTCGGGACAAGCTTTACCGGGAGGCTGAAGACAATGCCCAAGCAAAATACAACGCGCTCGAAAGTATTCCGGATGGTCTGTCCGACGCTGATTGGCTTGATGCTGTGCGTTACGGGCTGCGCTCCAAAGGTGGAGACGGTGGTACTGACACCGCCGGAAAGCCTGATGCAGCCAACGCCACACCCGGAACTGCCGGAAGCGCTCATGCGAACTGACAACCTGCGTGAATATTCCAAGGCCGCCACATTGGCCATCGCTCGATACAGTGAGGCTTTGGACAAAAGCAACGCTGACAAAGCGGCGGCATTGGCCTGGAAGCAGACGGTCAATTCGGAGATGTCCCGATGATACAGCATAACGTCGGGCCAGTGGATGGCCTCGCTTACTACACGCAGAGCCTGCTTGCGTGGTGGCCGCAAAAGGTCGCTATCAGCGCCGTGGTTGGTGGTTGTACCCAGTTTTTCGGTGGGGACGTTGTGTTGGTGTGGCTGGTCTGCGCCATGTGGGCAGCAGATTTTGCTTTTGGGTTGACGGAAGCCCTGCGGCGTGGGCGCTTTAGCTGCCGCCTGTTCGGGCGTGGTGTCCTCAAGCTGCCTACATACTGCCTCTACCTTGCATTGGTTGGTGCAGTCAGCGTCAGTCTTTCCCGCGCTATGGGCATCAGTCTTCCCCTCCTTGATATGTTCTGCGCCTACCTCCTTGCTACCGATGCCGTTTCTGTCATGGGGCACATGATCCGCCTGGGGCTGCCTGTGCCGCGTACTTTGCGGCGCGTCATTCTTCGGGGGCAAGCGAAAATACAGCGCAGTGTGGAAACACTGTTTGACGATCATGGCGGTCAGTGATGGCTAAGCTCACTCCCAAGCAAGAAGCATTCTGTCTTCACTTTCATGAATTTGGAAATGCCAGTGATGCCTATCGCCACGCTTACAACGCCCAAAACATGAAGCCCGAGACAGTCAACAGGAAGGCGAAGGAGCTTCTTGATAACGGCAAGATCACGGCAAGACTAAAAGAGCTTTATGCTCCTGCATTGGAAAAAGCGGAAGTTACGTCCGAGCGCATTGTTACCGAGCTTGCGCGCATAGCTTTCGGCAGTGCCCGCGATGTCATGGAATGGGGGCCGAACGGTGTCATTCTCAAGAACAGTGATGATCTCACGGACGATCAGGCCGCTGGAATAGCTGAGGTAAGCGAGAGCACTACCAAGGATGGTGGAAGCTTGAAGCTTAAGCGGCACGACAAGGTCAAGGCGCTGGAACTGCTGGGGCGACACCTCGGTATGTTCACCGACAAGGTGAAGAATGAAATTTCAGGCGGGATTGCAATTACATGGCAGGAATAAAAGTCACTATTCCTTATCGCCCGCGTTATCCGCAGGTACACGAAAGGCTTGAGGCCCACCGCTTTGCCGTGCTGGTTGCTCACCGACGCTTTGGTAAGACAGTGCTGGCTGTCAACCACCTGCTCAAAGCCGCTGTACGCTGCCCTTTAGAGCGCGGTTCCTACGGATATGTCGCTCCATTCCGCACACAGGCCAAACAAATAGCCTGGGCCTACCTCAAGCACTATAGCGCCCCCATTCCCGGCGTGACGGTCAATGAGTCTGAGTTATCCGTAACTCTGCCCAATGGCGCGCGCATTCGCCTTTTTGGAGCAGACAACCCCGACGCCCTGCGCGGGCTCTATTTTGACGGCGTAGTGTTGGACGAAGTGGCCCAGATGCGGCGCGAGGTCTGGCAGGAGATCATCCGGCCCGAACTGGCTGACCGTAACGGCTGGGCCGTGTTCATCGGCACGCCCAAGGGCGTCAACCTGTTTCATGAGCTTTTTGTGCAGGCCCAGAAGGATACCAGCGGGCAATGGCTCGCTCTGGTCTACCGCGTGGGCGACACAGATGCGCTGTCTGCCGCTGAAGTTGAACAGATGCGGGTAGAGATGAGCGAAGGCGCGTTCCGGCAGGAATTTCTTTGCGATTTTTCCGCTTCATCTGACGACGTACTCATCACCATTGACGAAGCCACAGAGTCCAGCCAGCGGATTTATCTGCCTACGGCCTACCAGTCTATGCCCCTGGTGATGGGGGTAGACGTGGCGCGCTTTGGCGATGACAGGACCGTGATTTTCCCCCGGCGCGGGCTGGTGTCCTCTGATCCGATCATCGTGTCCAAGCTGGACAATGTGGAAGTAGCGAACAGGGTTATCAGCCTTTACCACCAGATGCGCCCGCACAGCATTTTTGTTGATGCCGGACAGGGACAGGGGGTTATCGACATCCTGCGCCAGGCATTGCCCTGCGTGTATGAGATACCATTTGGCGGCTCTGCCCTTGATGCGGCCAAGTATTATAACCGCCGCTCAGAAATGTGGTTCCTCATGCGTGAGTGGATCAGAGCTGGCGGCGCTACTCCCAAAGTTGACGGCTTGGTGGGCGAACTGTCTTCCCCGCTCTACAGCTACGACGCCAAGGGTCGCATATCTCTTGAAAAGAAAGAGGACATCAAGGAAAGGCTCGGACGCTCGCCTGACCTTGCCGATGCTCTGGCGTTGACATTTGCCATGCCTGTACTGCCGGAATCCCAAGGCAGGCAGGAATACGCAGACCGGCAAACCAATGTCCTCATGGAATACAACGATCTTTCTAACGGTGGAGGTTATGCGGATGGGATTCCACAGTCTCTCATCTGATTTCTACTGCCGCTGGTACACGGGCGACGACAGCGGACTTGACGACGACAGCCTGCTGTTTGCCCTGGAGTTGATGGAGGCATCCGGCTACACGCGCACCGTGCTGTATGACCGCGATAGCGCGCCGGAGCCTGCGGAATGGCTGGATTTCGTCAAGCAGCCAAAGTTTCTGTTTTTCCTGCTCTACGACGCGGCCCGGCATGTGCCCATTGCCGCCGTCTGGCTTGAGATGTGTACAAGCACGGGTGCGCAGCGTTTTGTCCATTTCTGTTCCTTCAAGACAGGCAGCCGCGAGCAGTTTGTGGCGGCAGGGCGGGCGCTGTTTGCATGGGTGGGTGAGACGGCTGGCATCAGGCAATTCATCGGCGTTACCCCGGCCTGTTACCGCCATGCGTTGGCGCTGGTGTATGACATCGGTTTTTCAAAGGTGGCGCGACTGGAAAAGGCAGTTTTTTGCCTTGGAAAGAACCGGGACGCCATTTTGACAATCAGTAATCTTTCGACCTTGCGAGGATAGACATATGGGCGGTGGAGGCGGCGGCGGTAAAGGCGGCGGAAGTGACAACAGCGCGGCTTTGTACGCGCAGCAACAGGCGGACCTGGCACGGCAAAAGGCCGAACAGGAAGCCAAGGAAAAGGCAATAGCGGACGCTGAACAGAAAAGGCGCGATGAACTGCGCAAGCAGATGCTGGGGCAGCGCGACGTACTGGCAGATGAAGACAAGGACGCAGCCGTACAGCAGAACCAGTTGGGGTAAGTTATGGGCGCTTTTGATGAAGGCCTAACCATGAAATACCGACCGGGAAAATTCGGTCAGGAAACGAAAGAATCCTACCTTCAAAATTACAACAGGTCTGTACTCTCTCCGAATAGCGACACAGGTAATGCTATGTTCAGTCAGAAATACTACAACTCGCTGCCCACCAATGCCGAAATACAGGAGCGCACTGCACGCGAGACAGAGGCACAACAAAGACAGGCTCTTCAGGAACAGATGCGCCTGGGGCGCACGGAATATCAGGCAGGCGACAAATGGGTACGCAAACAGGTTTTGGGGTGATGTATGGGAACTGAAATAGCCATCGGCGCAGCGGCCATGCTGGCTTCGAGCCTGATCTCCTACGCGGTGACGCCCAAGTCGCCGTCTATGGACACGACCAATTACGATCTGTTGCGCCAGACCCAGGAGCAGGCGGACACGGAAAGCGAAGCTGCCAAGGCCCGCATTGAAGAGGCCCGCAAGCGCGAGGAGCTGCGCACGCAGCAGATGTACGGCAAGGACATCATGACCTCAGAAGTAGGGGCGGACGTGGACAAGGTCGGCACCAAGAATCAGGTGCTCGGCAATAAGGACGATACGGAAGAGGAATCTTCCGGGGTGGTGTAGTCATGGCAGGGAAGCGCGCCAGCGATTTTGTACAGCAGTTGAATACGCAGTTCGGGCAATTCAAGTCCGAGCGTGCGCCCTTTGACGACATCTGGCGCAAGGTGGCCGTGTTCGAGTCCGAGCGCATGACGCTGTTTGACGGGCAGCTTGGTAACAATCCGGCCCAGGCCATGCGCCGCGACGTGCGCGACGTTGATAACACCTGCCGCCAGGCCATTACGGTGTTTTCGTCGGGTATGCTCTCTGGCGTGTCGCCGCCGTCTGATCAGTGGTTCACCCTGCGCATTGCTGACAAATCCGGCGGGGACGATCTCAAGAAGTATCGCCCTGTGGCCAACTGGCTGGAGCAGATTGAAAGACTGTTCCTTAAGGACTTCACGGCCAAGAATTTCTACACACAGCAGGTCAGCAGCTACAAGCATATCGGCCTGTACGGCATGCAGGCCATGTTGGTGGGCGAAAGTCCGCAGATGGGCACCTACTACCGTGACGTACCTGTGGATGAAATTTACATCGCCAATGACTACGCAGGCCGCGTCAATGTTGTGTACCGCGAAATGCGGATCACATTGCAGCAGGCTCTGACCATGTTTGGCAAGGAGAACCTTTCGCCTTGCCTGCAAGCCTTGGCAGAAGACAGAAATGCCAACCCGCAGGAACATGTGACCATTGTCCATGCAGTCATGGAAAAGGCTCCCGGCTACGAGAACATCATTGGCGACAACAAACTGGCTTACGCCAGCTACTACTTTGAACCGGGCGAGGATCACCTGATTTCAGAAGGCGGCTTTGACAGCCTGCCCTACATCGTTACCCGCGCCTATTCTGATGGGCGCTCTCCATATTCCATCAGCCCCGGAACTATAGCCCTGGCCGACGTGCTCATGATCAACGAGATCAAGCGGCTCATGCTTCAGGCCGGGCAGCTTTCCGTGGCTCCTCCCATGCTCTTGCCGGACCGTGGCCTTGTGGGGCGGCTCAATTACACCTCCGGCGCGCTGAATACCTATCGCAAAGACGGATCAGGCATAGACGTGAACGACTTCCAGCCCTTGAAACTGGTGGGCGAGTTCAAGCTTGGCATGGAACTTATGCAGCAGGCGCAGAAGGACGTGAATGCCGCCTTCTTCGTTGACCTGTTTCTTATGATCCACAACCGCACACAAGCGGGCAAGGGAACACCCACTGCAATGGAGATTGAGCAGCTTGCCACGGAAAAATCCTTTCTGCTGGCTCCAATCCTCATCAATCAGCAGCAGGAAAATTTCAATCGGCTGTTTGAGCGCGTCTTTGAGATCAAGAAAAAAGAGCATGGCGCAATCCCCGAACCGCCCAAGGAACTGCTCAATGCAGACATTGAGATTGAATACATCTCGCCTCTGGTGCGCGCGCAGCAAGGCGTGAGGACGCAGCAGATGTTGCAGGGGCTGCAAGAGCTTGGCGGCATAGCCAATCTTTTTCCTGACGTCATGGACATCGTGGACAGCGACGCCATCACGCGCCGGATCATTGAAAGCCGGGGCATACCGCAATCCTGCATCCGCACGGTTGAGGAAGTCATGGGGTTGCGTCAGCAGAAGATGCAGGCTCAGGAGGCCGCGCAGAAGGAAATGCAGCAACAGCAGATGCTGGCTGGCATGATGCAGGGCTACGAAGGCCTTTCCAAGGCTCCTGAGGCTGGCAGCCCTGTGCAGTCAATCATGCAGCAAACAGCCGGGGGCATGTAATGAGCGCTGAACATCGGGACTACCTCATGCTGGCGTCACGCATTCGCGCGGCGCTGTCCACTGAATCCGGGGTTATCCTGAAAGAATGGCTACGACATGCCTGCTTTATGGATACCCCCATGAACAATATGGAATTCGAATCACAGGCGCAGACGCAGCGCATCGGCGCCAGGCGTGACCTCTTTATCGCGCTGGAACAAATTGAAAAGGACGGAGCACATGTCACAAGCGATTGATGGGGCACAACCCCCTGCACAGGTTACGCCGCCCGAGGCTGCGGCTGGTGGCAATACTATTTTGGAAGGTAACGGCGCTGGCGCAACGGACAACAAGGACACGCTACTTGGCAGTGCCGCCCAGCATGGAGCAGATGGTCAGGAAGGCACTGACGGCAAGGGTGCGGCTGATAACGCTGGTGATCGTCAGGCCCAGCCTGGTGCATCCCAGCAGCAAACTGAGCCTGTGCAGGGCCTGGCCCCGCTTCCCGATGATGCCAGCGACGACCAGCGCGCCGACTTTGACAAGAAGATGCGCGCGTTGGCTGGCGTGCCGCAGGACGCCAATGCCTATGGCGACTTTGGCTTTGGTGAAGATGTCAAAATCGACACAGCCAGCGCTGACTATAAATACTACACCGAGCTTTTCCACGAAGCCGGAATTTCCAAAACCCAGGCCAAGAAGCTGCTGGAAGGGCATCACAAGTTTGCTCTGGAGCAGGTGGAACACCATAAGCGCACGGAAAACGACACCATTGCTGAATACCGCGCCCAGGTGAAGCGGGATTTCGTCAAGGAATGTGGCGGCGACGCTGCCTTCAAGGAATTCAACGACACCGCTGTACGCGGCTTCAAGGCTTCGGCTCAGGGGGCCGGGCTGACGGACAAGGATGTGAGCGGGCTTTTGTCCGTCATGGGCGACGACCCGCGCTTTGTGAAGATATTCAACGCAATTGGCAAGATGCACCGCGAGGACGTGCTTATCACTGGCGCGGCTCCGCGAGCCCAGGAAAAAACTTTTGATGACATGTTCTCGGGCATGTTCAAGGGAGCGTAAGTTATGCCTTTCGGTAATTCTCTCAATCAGCTTTCCATCGGGAAGGCCAAGACCTTTGTCAATCAGGTGGACAACATCACCGAAAATGCGCCGGTGGTGAAGGCCATGCCCTTTGTGGTCAGTTCTGACCAGCTTTGGGACGTGTCCAGCGAAATCAGGATGATCGGCAGCGGCATGAACAGCGTTGATCTCAACGCGCCCTTGCAGGAAATCCAGATCGCCGACGCGCTCAAGCAGACCCAACTCAACATCTTCGGCGCGAAAATGTTCGTGCCCGAAGACACGGCCAAGCTGGAAGGTGGACCGGACAAGTATTTCGGCAAGAACCGTCCGGCCTTCGAGCGTCAGACTGGCATGGATGTGGAGCGTAACTACATCTACAACGCCTTTTTGCCCTTTGCCTTGTCGCAGTATGCGGCGGGCAAGACCGACTGCGTGCAGAGCGCGGGCGGCACTGGCAACACCAACTACAGTTTGCTGGCTCTGCGCTTCGATGAAGTCAACATGTCCGGCCTGTATTCGCCCCTGTGCTTCAAGCGTGACACCTTCCTGGACATGCAGGCCATTAATGGCGGCACCCTTTACGAAAACCCTGACACCAACAGCAAGTATTACAAGGTGCTGGGCTACGGCATGCGCATGAAAACCTACATGGGCGTGCGTATGCAGAGCTACCGCAATATCGGGGCCATTGTGAACATCAATCTGGCCGCGCCCACGCCGCTTACCCGCATGATGGTGGAAAAGGCTCTGCTGTCGGCGCGCACGGGCGAAGCGGGCAAGACCATCCTCATCTGCCACCCCAAGGTCAAGCTGCACCTGGCCGAAATCGGCAAGACCGAGTTTGTCCAGTCCAGCTACAGCGACAAGAATCCCGACTTCCGCGTGGATACCTGGAGCGGCGTGCCCATCATCACTTCGTACAACTTCATGGATGGCGCTGAATCCGCCATCAGCCTGTAGGAGGCAGCATGTACAACGTCAATCTTCGCCCTTACGGCGAATACTTTGCGCAGGCGCAAGCCATTACCACTGCTCCTGTCGTGGGCAACCAGGCCGCCAACAACCCCACGCGGCTTGATGCCTCTCAGGGCGGCACGGCCATTCGCGTGGCTACCCCAAAGGCCTCCGGCAGCCTGACTGTGGCCAGCGCTGCCACTATCACCCTGACCGTGCAGGGGGCCAAAACGGAGGCAGGTACGCCTGTTACCCTGGGCACTGCCGTCTACACCAACGATACCGGGGCGACCAGGTATTTCGGTCCTGACGCCGTGGTGTGCGATTTCGTGCTGCCCGAAGCCGCGTTCAAGTATCCCTTTATCAAAGTGCAGATCAGCGGGTCAGGCGCGTTCCCTGGCAGCGTGGATATCTTCCCGCACTACATCAGCCACCCCCGGCGCGGTTAGGAGTCACCAATGGCAAGAGCAATCAAACCCTTTGCAGTTATCAGCGCTTCCGGCTCCATGCTCTTCATGGAGGGGCAGGAGGTCCCTGAACACGTTGCAAAACAATACCCTGAGCACATAGAAGGCACGGCGGCGATCACCGCCCCTACGGTGCACAATCCGAACCTCAAGGCCAAAATGACCAAGGCAGAAGTGGGCAAGATGCCCGAAGATGACCTTATGCAGTGGCTGCGCCAGTTCCACCCGGCCAGCGTGCCTGCTGAAGCGATGGAAAAGAAAGAACTGGTGGAACTCGTACTCACTCTTAGCTAATGGGGGCCGTCATGGATCAGGGGCGCACAGGCATTATCAATCAAGCTCTGCTCTATATGGGGCAGGACACCATTCTCGATCCTGAAGGAGAGAGCAAGAACACCAAGCTGTGCGCCGCTGTCTATGACGAAACCCTTGCGGAAGTGCTGAGCGGTCATCCGTGGTCATTCGCGATTATGGCCGCTCGCCTTCAGCAACTGGAAGAGAAGCCCAGGGACATCAGATTTTCCTATGCCTATCAGTTGCCGGAAGACTGCGGGCGCATCCTGTCGGTGGAAGCCACGCAGTTACAGTCACTGTGGGGCGAAAATGCCGCCAGTAACACGCAGCCAGTTGCTGAATACATGGTGCAGGGGAAGAGCCTCGTGTCCAACCACCAGGGCTTGCAGATCGTTTATATCCGCACCAGCGTGCGCCCTCATGAAATGACGCCGCAGTTCAGAAACTACTTTTCGGCTATGATTGCCAACCGGCTGCATTTCAAGATCAACGGCTCAACTCAGGGAGAACAGTCCATGTACAAGCGTGCAATATCCCTGCGCATCGAGGCCATGCACACGGACAGCGAGCAGACGGACACCATGCCCGTGAATCGCCCCAACCTTTTTGTAAACGCCAGGCTGTTCTGACATGAAAATTTATCCTGACGTGCATTCATTTGTGGGCGGGCTGCTTACAGCCAAGCTTGAAGGCCGCGTTGACTACTCCAAGTATGGCGTGGGCTGTCGCGTGCTGGAAAACTTCATTGTTACGCCCACGGGCGGCATCTACAAGCGGCCCGGCCTGCGCTTTGTAGCCAAGGCCAAGGCAAACGGGTGCAGGCTCATACCCTTCGACTTCAACGGCACGGACAAGCAGAGTTACGTCCTTGAAATAGGCAGCGGATACATTCGTTTTTTTACGCGCGGCGGCCAGCTTATGAGCGGGAGCGCCCCCCTGGAACTGGCTGTCAGTGCGCTTAACGGCGTGGATGTGACAAAACTGCGCTATGTGCAGTCTGCCGACGTGATCTATTTTGCCCACCCGGACATGCAGCCTTGGCGGCTTGAACGCCTGAGCGCGACTAGTTGGGCCTACCAGGGGCTTTCATTCATCACCAACAGCAGCGAACCGCTGCCTTTTGAGGCAGGCAATTATCCCTCGCTGGTGCGCATTTACGAAGACAGGCTGGTATACGCGGCCACGCCCAAGCAGCCGCTAAACATATGGATGTCCAAGCTTGCGGACTTTACCAATTTCAATATCAACACCAACGCGGATCAGACCAAGGAACCTCTGCCCGAAGACGCCATTTTTCTCAGAATCAACGGCTCACGGGTGAACCCTATCAAGTGGATGCTGGATATGGAGCAGTTGGTGGTGGGCACCAATGCCTCAGAGATCCGCATTCAGGGTTCTGACATTGACAGCCCGCTCACTCCAAGCACAACCGGGCACAAGCGCCAGTCCAGCTATGGCAGTTGCGATGTGCAGGCCATCCTGCTGGGCAGTTCGGCCATGTTCGTGAGCCGCACCGGCACCAACGTGTACACGCTGGACTACCAGGATTTTGGATACCGCTTCAAGGCCGCGCCGCTCAACCTGCTTTGTCCCGAAGCTACCAGTCCCGACGTGGTGGAAATGCACAGCATGAGCGAGCCCGAGCCTATTGCATGGTGCATTCTTTCAGACGGCACGTTCTCCGGCTGCACCTATATCCGCGATCAGCAGATATTTGCCTGGCACAAGCACAGCACGCAGGGAGCGGTTAAATCCGGCGCCATCATTCCCTACCTTGAAGGCGACCAGTTCTGGATGGCCGTTGAGCGCAATGGGGAAACCTTCGTCGAATACCTTGAGACGCCCTTTGATGTTTATGCCGAAGACGCCACCTACAGCGTGTTCATGGACGCCATGCTGACCGGAACCACGGATGAGGCGGGCGTTATCAAGGGTATGCCTTATCTGGCCGGGCGCAGCGTGCAGGTCATGCAGGACGGATCATATCTCGGGGATATTGAGGTAGATGATGACGGATGCGTGCGTGACACCAAGATACGCAAGAACGCCTATGTGGCGGCTGGCCTTGGCTACACGGCGGAAGTGCAGCCCATGCGCGTGAACTATCCTTTGAAGAACGGTCAGGGCGTGAATTTCAAGAAACGCATTGTGTCGGTAATGCTGCGGGTTCTGGGGTCCATCAAAGGCGACATACGCGCCGAATATGAGCAGCCAGTGCCAGCCCTGAACAGGCCCGGCGAATACGGCCAGTGGCAGGAAGTATTGGCGTTCAGCGACGGCGCTATCGGCGGCAAGCCGCCCCCATGTCTGACCAAGACCATAGAAGTGCCCCTTTCTGGCAACACCACTTATGACGGACTGATTCGCGTGCGTCAGGATTTGCCCTTTCCAATGTTCATAACCTCTATCGCCTTCGGCATAGAGCAAGGCGGGTAAGCATATGGGCGGCATGGGAAGTTTTTTTGCATCCTCAAGCGCGCAGTCTGCTGGCAAGGGAGCCGTAACCGGCTACCAGACCGGCAGTTCCATTGCCAATGCACAGTACAACGCTGCGGCCATGCGCATGCAGGCAGACGCACAGGACGAGCAGACAAGGCTTACTGGCTACCTCATCCGCAAGCAATACGAGAGCGATTACCGCACGCTGGTGGAAAAGCAGGAACAACAGCAGAGCATGAACCGGGTTGTAGCCATGAAGCGCGGCATTACAGGTGCTTCGGCCACTGCGGTATTAAGCGCACACACTGCCAAGGGACAGCAGAATTTGGAGCAGCTTTACTATAACGCGGCCATGAAGACAGGCACCATGAGCCTGCAAAACAGTGCCCGTGCCTCTGGTCTGCGCGAAAGGGCCAATCAGTACGACTGGCAGGCCACCAGTTCCGCCGTGGCCGGGCTTGTGGGCTTTGGCGCGGGCGTGCTGTCGCTGGAGTCCAAATATGGAACGAAAACTGAAAGCCCCGAGGATTCTGTAATGAGCGAAGAAAAAATCAGCAGCGAATTTTACGGTAGCAGCGGTTCTTACAACGGACTTTACAGCAGAGGCGACACGTCCGGCATGTCCAGCATGTCCAGCCTGCCTTCTCTTAGATCGTGAGGTGTAACACATGGCACTCAGAATAGAAGGGCCCGGCGATCTCCGGGCCATTGACGCAACAGCCTTTGCCCCATCCGGCGGCGGCAGCGGCGCGCATGCGCCCACCTGGGGCGTAAGCAATCCTGCGGCCGTAGCCATGTCTGGACTGCAAAAGGCTTCAGAGCAATTCGCCGATGTCTATGACGATGTGCAGGTCAACAACTACCTGATGAAAAAGACCAAAGAATTTGAAGATCGCTACTATAATCCTGACACAGGTCTCTTTAATACCCGTAAGCGCGGCGACGCCCAAGGTCTGTACCAGGAAGAAAGGGAGTATCGGTCAAAAATATGGGATGAGGACGCGCCCAAGTATCTTTCTGAGCGCCAGTTGCGCATGGCGTCCAAGCCCTTTGGAGCCCTGTTCAGAAATCAGGCCCGTCTTGTTGCCAGTCACGAAACGTCTGAGCTTATGAGCCACCAGGTGGACATGGCGGAGAATTCAATTTTTGCAGCGCAGAATCTTGTGGCCTCCGGCAATCTTACCGAGGACAAGCTTGACGTAGCCAAAGCCAGCATCAATATCGCTACGCAAAATCTTGGCCGCATGCAGGGCTGGGACGCCGAAACCACGGAGCGGAAAAAGCAGGAGGCCTGGGGGCAGGCGGTGCTGAAAGGCACCGTAGCTCTTGCAGCAACAAACCCTATGGCGGCGCTTGAGTTCCTTAAAGAGCATCAGGATTCAATACCAGCCGAAGAGTTTGCCGGGGTACTGGCGGCGGTTGATGGCAAGGCACAGGATAAGCATATTGCAGACATAAAAGAGCGTGTGCTTACTGGTGACATGCGCGGGGCACAAGAGCTTATGTTTACTGCTGGTGCCAGTGGCGGGACAATCGCAGAGCGTTTTCATAACCCTCTGAACCTGAAGAAGGTCGGTGCAAACACAGGCACGAGTGCCGATTTCCGGCAGTTCAATTCTGATGCCGAAGGTTTCTTGGCTGCCCGTGATCAGCTTTTGATTTATCAAGATAAACACGGACTGACTACACCAAGACAGATGAATGAACGGTGGGCACCAGCGTTTGAGAACAATACTAGTCAATATAGCAAGACGTTCGCACAGGCTAGCGGGCTTAATGTAGATAAACCTGTTAATATGCGTGACCCTGCAGTCGCGGCCAAAGTCCTTTATGGTATGGCTGTCGCTGAATCCCCTCTCGCGAAAAAATACACGGCGAAGAGCATCGAGGACATGCTGACGGGAAAGGCTGTGCAGCAGCCCCCAGTGTACTTGGCAGGCAATACACAACCTGCGGGCTTGATAGAAACTGGGAACGTCAACCTCAACAGCCGTCCGCGTGTCAAAAATGCTGACGGTTCAATAAGCACAGTGCGCAGCATGTCATTCAATGATGGCAATGGTGAGGTGCTTGTTCCCACCGTTTCGGACGACGGCCGCATCATGTCGGATGATGATGCCGTTGAGCAGTACAAAAAAACCGGAAAACACCTCGGCAAATTTGACACACCAGAACATGCAACCGCCTATGCCGAAAAGCTCCATACCGAGCAAGAGCGCCAGTATGTGGGGACTGAGGGCGATAGCAGTGCTGGCTACATTCCCGGCACTGGCATGCTTTCTCCAGCAAAGAAAGTGGCATTGCAAGAGTGGATGAGCGTACACGAAAAGCGCGCGCAAGAGGCAAGGATTCAAGCTGAGATTGATGGCTTTACCGACGACACGCGTGACCTCTCGTCCGCTCAACGGCTCGGCGAAGCAAAAGCCCGCTTTGGCGACAATGCCAAGAAATACGAATTAGCTGTGAAAACCATTCATTTTGAGGAGGGCCTAAAGCAAGAAACAAAAAAACGTGAACAGGAAATACGCCTAAACGAGCAAAAGGGCACAATAGAACAAATTGCCAAGCAACCCATCACCGAAGGATGGCCAGCTTATCAGGAGTTTCAAAAAACTCTTGATCCTGAAGATCGCGATAAAGCTATGTCCATGTACAAAAACCTTGTGGCGGCCTATGGCCCTGAAAACGCGACAACATCAGCGCCAGGTGTCTACAACGCCGTGCTAGACCGCCTTGCCTCTGATGAGGATTTTGACATCGATGCGGAATACGGTGCGGCGCTTTCGGCTAGAGATCGAGATAAGCTGAAAAAAAAGCAATCCTTGGCCGTGCTGAAGGATGTAAAAACCTCTTTCTTGATAATGGCTCAATCATACCTTGGCGAGCATGGCAAAGACATAAAGAAGTTCCTAGGCACGGCAAGCGCTGAAAGCCTTTTTGCCCGCTTTGTTGACGGTCTTTCACCGGAAGAGATTCAGTCTGAATCAATGGTTAACAAAAAAGCTGGAGAATTCTGGAAAGAAACCATTCTTAATCCTGGAATTTTCCGCAGCAATAAGGCAATCCCTCAAGGCTTGCTGCCAGCTTATCTTGATAAAAACCCTGATGCGCTCCCAGAAAGAGGATCAGTAGAGTTTGGTATGGTGAAGGAGTTTCTTAAAGGACTGGGCATTAAACCTGATGGTTCATTTGGGCACTTCTCCGATAAGCAGATGGCAGACGGATACCGGGCTATCCTTAACGCGCCAAGGATTAATGGGGGGAGCAAATGACCATGCTGAACGACATTAACATTGAGGCTGCCCGCAAACTGTACGACGGATATAGCGGAGAAAAGAAAGAACCGTCCGAAGTCGGCACCTCTCTTGATATTGCTCCTGGGGTTTTTGTCGGCCCTGCCATTACCGGGCGTCAGCCTGGCGGTGAAAATGGGACTGCCTTTCTGGACAAGCCCGTAGTGAATCTTGCCGATGCTGACAATGACTTTATGGAGCCAGAGCCGTCCGCACCTTTTGTTGACATCATGCCCGCCGATGAGGCCATGCGCGTTTTTGGCGAGAGGAACAAGGCGGTGGACCAGAACTTTGAGGCCGAGTTGGGCGGTCTTGGACAGACACTGCACGCGCTCAGGAACAGCCTGAACATGCGCAGTCCCGCAGAACTTAAAGCTCTTGCAGAGCAATCAGGCTTACAGCCATCTATCGTGGACAACGATCCCGCTTTTGCCCGTAAAAAGGTGGAGTCTGACAGCTACGCCCAGAATGTCAGCCTATCCCTTGGAAGATTCACAGACCCGTCGATGGTCACACTTACATACCTCAAGGACGCCGACGCTCTTGACCAGCTTGCTCTGGCCGCTGACACAAATCTGATGGCGCTTGAGAAGGAAATCGCGGCAAAGCATCAGGGATTCCTTGATACAGGTTTGATTGGTTCGGCACGGCATGGCTTTGATTATGGTATGGCTAGTCGTGAACTATACGAGTTGCAGGCGCAAAAGCTTGAAGGCAAGGTTTTTGATACAGTAACAGAGCAGCGCATACGCACTTTAAAAGACGTTACAGCCTACGGCGCAAAAATCTACGGCAGTATGCCCTTGGGGCAACAGATATCATGGGCAGGCGTTGGGAGCGTTGGCGTGCCGGGCCTTGGCATGCTCTATGGCGGTGCTAAAAATGTTTTTTCCCCTGCCGGGGCTGCGATGATTGGCTCAGGCGCTGCTATGGGCGGCATGGCTGGCGGTGGTGTTCTCTCCATCCCCGGCGCGATCTCTGGTGGTTTGGCTGGCACAGGCGCTGCCATGACGGCTGGTGCGTATCTGGATATTGCCCGTCAGGAAGCTGGCAGCATGCGTACCACGCTTGAGGATATGACTGATGATGCCGGAAATGAGATCGACCCCGACATTGTTCGCTTTCTGTCAGTAGCATACGGCGGTTTTGCCGGTGCGGCTGAAATGTACGGGCTGGCCAGTGTTGCAAAGATTTTTCCCGGTGCTGCAAAGCTGTTGAGTCCGAAGGTTGCCGAAGCCTCCCTAGTCTTTCTGCAAAAGAATCCCACCCTGAGCGCCAAACTGGGCGATACTGTCATACACACGGCAAAAGGGCTTGCAGGCGAAATCGCCACAGAAAATATACAGGAAGTAGGCGCTGTTATTACAGAAAACATCGCTCTTTCGACATCAAACGTGAATCAGGCTTATACCGGAGTTGGTGGCACATTTGAAAGAATGTGGGACACCACCAAGGAAACGGCCAAGGGCATGGCTCTTTTTGCTGGCGCTGGCGGTGGGGCACGGCTTGTCCGCAACATGCGCGCCCAGGGCAAGTTTGATAGCGCCATGAGTCAGCTAGCGGACTACCAGGCCTCCATGATGGATTCCATAGCCAAGACAGCCCAGCAGTCTACCGTGTTCAAGGACATGCCCGAAACGGCGCAGTCTCTTGTGCAGGCTTTGGCCGACGGTGGTAAAGTGCCGGAAAACGTCTACCTCAAACCCGAGGCCGCACAAGCTTATTTTTATCAGGAGGGCAATCCCGACCTGATGCAAGCCGCCGAGGCGATGGGCATCACGCCGGAGGTGTTGGAGGAAAGCCTTACTCTGGGCACAGACCTAGTTGTTCCCACACAGCTTGCGGCAACCCATATCATGCAGGACGCGGCCCGCTACGAAGCCCTCAAGCCGGACATGCGCTTTGATCCGGCCATGCCCACCATAACAGATGCCGCAGCACTGACGGAAATGGTGGAAGATGCCGGACAGCGCAACGCCTACCTTGAAAGCCTTATTGCTCCCTATGTTGAAGAAGAAAACAAGGCATTGAACCGCCATGAAGAACGCATGGCGGTTGCCGCGCCCTATGTGGAGCAGTTGCAGCAGGCGGGCTATTCGCAGGCCAAGGCGCAGGCCTACGGTACGGTCATTGCGGCCAATGCCGAACGCATGGCTCCTGTATTCGGCATGACTCCGGCGGAATATCTTGAGAAGCGGCTGGCCGGGTTCATGACCATGACGCCCCAGGAGTTCATGGAACTTGGGCGAGGCGGGCTTGAAAACCTGGAGGCTGACCGCGCTTACAGTCAGCTTATGGAGGATATGGGCGTCAAGAAGGGCATGGGCCGTGTACAGAAGCGGCGCGCCTTGCAGCCGGAATTTGCCTATGCCTGGGGCAAGGTCAATCCAGAGAATTTTGCTAACACCTACGGCAAGGATGCCTACCTTGAAATGCGGCAGCAGTTCGGCCCCGGCTTTTTTGCCAGAAAGGGGCAAGGCGTCGGTATTGACGTGTTGGCGCAGGATTTCAGCAGTGAACAGCGCGGCGGGCATGGCCTGAACCGTAATGACATTGACGTGGACGGCTTTGCCGAAAAGGTGATGATGCCACACGACGAGTTTGAAAGCTCACTGCGCCAGAGTCTTGGGCAGGGCATGCTGTGGCAGCCCAAAAATGCGGACGTTGATCTGGACACGCCCGTAAGGGTGGTGGCGGTACAGCCGCGCTTTGCGGGACAAAATGCCAAGGTGCTGCGCAAGCGCTTTCCTAAAGACGTCAGGGCCGCAGTTCTGAATGAATTCAAGGCCGGGGTCGTCAATGAGGATACCGGGATGGCGGTTGGCATGACTGCCAAAGATTTTCATGAACACATGAAATTTGGAGATGCCGATGTTATTGACGGAGTGCAGCAGCTTGAGGCAGTCGCTGCCCTCCCCAATCTCATGCGTGAAGCCATACTAGTTGAGAGCTATGAGGACAAGAAAAATAGAGACAGCAACCTTAAGCAGTTGCATCGTTTTCAGGCTGCTTTGCGCATAGGAGAGAAAGACTATTCGGTAAAACTGACAGTAAAAGAATTTAAGGATGGGACTCTACACTTTGCAGATGACAACCCTATTAAGCTTTACCACCACAGGCTTGAAAAAGAGATGCCTGCTGGTAACTCCGATACCCTCCGGAAATCCGGTGTCAATCGGCCCTCAGCAGGCATTCATGAGTATAGTTTAAGATCGCTGCTTGAGGATGTCAACGACAGCGAGGGGAATCTTTTCTTTCAGCCAGAAGCCCTCTTCCACGCAGATTCCGCCAAGCCGCGCGGCGGCATCAGGCAGATGGCTGACGGTAAATATATTGTCGGTCTGTTCAAGAAGGCTGACGCCTCCACCATTCTGCACGAAACGGCCCACTTCTGGTTGGAGGAGTTGCGCGAGGGCTCCAAGCTGGAAACCGCGCCGGGATGGGTAGGTGAGGCCTGGGGCAAGTTGCAGAAGGCCTATGGCTTTGAAGGGTTGGTGGACGGCAAGGACGCCAATTCTGTCACCGCGTGGACAGCAATTCAGGAGCGTTTTGCCCGCGAGTTCGAAGCCTACGCCCGCGAAGGCAAAGCCCCCTCGTGGGAATTGCAGGCAGCCTTCAACAAGTTCCGCAACTGGCTGACGGAAATCTACAGAACCGTACGCAACCTGTTGGGCAATGACGGCGTTTCGGAGCAGGCGCGAGAAGTGTTCGACACACTTCTGGCCACGCAGGAAGAAATAGAACTTTCGCAGCGCCGGGCCTCCGATGATTCCGTCATGGATCTGCTCGGCGATACCGTGAAGCCGGAACTGCGCGACAGATACGCCCAGGCCGCCCAGCGCGCCTATGACAACGCCAGCGCCCTTATTGCCAACCGCAGGCTTGTGGAACAACGCAAGGCAGAGCGTGAATTCAGCGAGCAGGCCACCGCCCTGGTGGATAGCAATCCTACCTATCAGATGCTGAAAGCCCTGCGTGAAGGCGGCATTGACTTTGAGGTGTTGAAACAGACCGTGTCTGAAGACATGGCGTACAGACTGCGCGAGAAATGGAAGGGATCTCGCGGCGAGGGTAAAGGGCTTATCCGCAAGGGCGGCAAGCTTGATCTGCTGGATGTGGCCGCGCAATTCAATGAAGACAGCGTAACCGGGCTTGCCGCCGTACTGACCGACATCCCCACCAGGCGCGAGGCTATTGACGCCGAAGTGCAGCGCAACCTTGCGCAGTGGAACAGCGAGTACGACGCCGAAGTCGATTACAGCAATGCCATGGATGAAGCATTGTCCATTGAGCTTGAAGCCTTGACCGGACGCAAGCAGACCAGCCCCGCTTCGCTACGGCGTGAGTTTGACCTGCTGGTGGACGCCAAAAAGCTCTCCGAGCTTGACCCTCAGTATAAATCTCTCAAGGCCCGCCTGCGTCAGGACGCGCGCGTGGCCCGTGAGGCTTTCAGGGCTGGCAAGAAGGAAGCCAATGAGAAAGGCAAATCCAACATGGACAAGCTGCGCGCCAAGCTGGCCGAAGTGCGCGAAACGGAACGCCTGCGCCGTGCGGCTCTGGGTGCGGCCTACCGTGCCCGCATGGAGCGCGACCATATTATCAGGCAGTTGCGTAGGGACGCGTCCAGCAAGAGCGTCAACGATGCCTATAAACAGCAGGTTTTGCGCATCCTGTCTAACTGGAAAGGGCTAGGCACGGAGAGCATGGTTCCGCGTGACCCAGTAGGTATGCAGATCTTCAAGGATTTTGTGGCAAGCAGCGTGTCGCTTTTTGATGATCCGGCCACTTTCGCACCAGCTTTCATTGAAAACGGCTCTGAGGGGCGCGCCGGAGACCTGACGCTTGAACAGTTGCGGGAAATACGCCGGGTTGTGAAAGAGCTTACCCACCAGGGCCGCGTGCATAACCGCATGTTGGCGAACCGGGAAAAGACGGAAATTGCCGTTGTGGCCGGAAAGTGCGCCAAGCAGATGGACACGCTTTCAGCAAAGAAATTCCTGTCCGACCGGGAAGGTATCTTGGGGACCATCCAGGGGGCGCTGCGCAAGGGACTTTCATCCCTTACCAGCGTGCGCTTTATGGCCCGCGCTCTGGATGGCTTTACGGATAACGGCCCCAACCATGACGCATGGTTGTTTCCTTTGCAGGAAGCCAGAAGCCTTGAAATGCTGCACACCCGCAATGTGGACGAAATACTGAAAGACGCCATGCAGCCAATTGTACAGGCCGGGAAGCTCACAACGGCTTTTACCATTGATGGCGTAACTCTGCCCAGAGACGTGGCCCGGCTGTGGAAAGGTCTGTGGGATATGGACAAGGTATATTCTGTAGCCCTGAACATGGGCAATGCTGGCAACCTCAAGGCCCTCATGCGCGGTTACGGCTGGAGCGAACAAGATTTGCACACCATTACCGCCAGACTTACTGAGGTCGAGTGGCGGGCCATTGAAAAAACATGGGACGCCATAGACAGCATATATCCACTGCTGAGTGAAACGGTAACGGCTCTCAAAGGCTCCCCGCTTGCCAAGGTGGAGGCGCAGCCTTTTGAAGTAGCCACGGCTGACGGAAAGGTGATCACGGTCAAGGGTGGATACTACCCCCTGATATTTGATCATAGACTGAGTAGTCGGGCTGCGGAACAAATAACTACGGACGAACTGCTCAACGGTATGGAGGCCGTGTTACGTCACCCCAATCCGCAAAGCGGCATGACCAATGAGCGCAAGGGCGGCACACTGCCTCCCAGTCTGACCCTGAACGTCATAGATAAGCATGTTCGAGAGTCTATCCACTACGCCACACATGCCCTGCCGCTGCGGGATACCATGCGGCTTTTCAATAACGCGGATTTTGAAGCGGCTTTTACCAGAGCTGCCGGAGTGGAAAACTATAAACAGCTTCAGCCCTGGCTGCGCGGCATCGCCCGGCCCGACAGCGAACGGCTGGAAGGTATGACAGCGGCCATGGACTGGCTGGCCCGGCGCGGCACCATGTACGCCCTTGGAGCAAACATGAAAACGGCGCTCTTGCAGTTGACCAGCATAGGCAACTCATGGAGCGAAGTAGGCACGGGCAACTTCTTTACTGCGGCCAGCACCATTCTGTCTTCCCCCATGCTGTCTATGCAGACCATCCGTGAAAAATCGGCCTACATGCATGAACGCGCCAAGCTTATGGACGACACTCTGCGCCGGGAATATGAGCGTATGCGCGCTAGCGGCGTAGCTGGAGTGCGCTTCATGAACGTCAATTACGCTCTGGACACAGTGCAGCGGGCGCAGTTTGCGTTGATCGCCTCGCTTGACGCCACGGTGTCCTTTCCCACATGGCTGGCAGCCTATGACAAGGCTATCGCTCAGGGCGTCGAGGAAAGCAGAGCCGTAGCCATTGCCGACGGTGCCGTAGTGGCTGCCCAGGGTGGCGGCGGGCCCATTGATACTCCTGCCGTCATGCGTCAGGCCGGACTGATACGCATGCTTTGCCCCTTCATGAGTTTTGCCTTGGCGGACTTTAATAGAAAAATGGAGACGGTGCGCGGACTGGAGGAATGGCGGCAGACGGGCAACAGCGCCGTAACGCCCGGTGTGGCCATGCGTGATTTTGCCTTTCAGTGGGTGATGCCTGTGGCCTTGACGGCACTTATGATTTCCCTGGGACGTGATGGTGAATTGCCAGAGGCCGAGGATTACGTATGGGAGGCATTAGGCTTTTACAGCATGGGCGTGCCCATAGCGCGGGACGTGGCTCGTATGGCTGAGAGCGCCTACTCAAACGATGGCATCAAGGGGGGCCGCACACCGTTGATGTTCGCTGGCGTGGGCAATGCAATCAAAGGTTTTGGCCATGCCGCCAAGGCCATTGGCAATGACGACGAACGTGCAACCTACCTTGCGATCAAGGAAACGACCAATGCCATTGGCTTTGCTCTGGGGTTGGGCACACCACAAATATGGCGAACCATAGAAGGTTCACAGGCGTATTTTGTGGATGGCGAAGGCGGTGTGTTAGCGCCTCTGCTGGGTAAACCGCATCCGCGCAAAGATTAATTTCACCCGTTCATTAAAAATCGCATAGGGCTGAGGGGGGGGATGGGGACAGGTATTTTACTGCACTAGACTCTTAATCGTGTCTTCATACACTTTTATTTTCTTGTCTTTATCCGCGATGTTAGATTCTTCTGCAATACTTCCAAGAGCATTTAGGCTGTTATCGAGCTGATCAGAATTTATAATTTTTGTAATATACATTAGAACAAGCTGAATCATACCGTCTATCTGTATATGCTTATAGTCCTTGTTTCTATATAAAGTGTCAAGAAACTCCGGCACGACAGCATATTGCCCATCACTTGCCCTTGAGCCAAGGCAAAAAACGCTTGAACGATTCGCGCCGCTGTCCATTGTACATACAAAATTAACGCCAAGCCTATATCCAGAGACAACAAGCGTTTTTTCTACCGGCGTAAGCTCGAACCAATTTTCAGCCCAGTTTGTTGCCAATGAACTAGAGGGAATGATTAGCGCCAGAATAATAACAAGCATGCTAAATTTTTTCATGTCCGCCCCTTCCTTTCCTGCAAGCATGCCCTAGCGATACGTTTTTATCAACAAAGGAGCAACCATGTCAGTTGACAACACGCCTACGGGCATTGTGTACACCGTGACAAACGGCGCGGCCGGGCAGCAATACCCGCTGACCTTCCCGTACATAAAAGACGACGACGTCCGCGCCTATTATGTACATGGAGGAACGCAGGTCACTATGTCCCTCGGGTCTGGATACTCCGTATCCGGCCAGACATTCACGGCAAGCATCGCTCTGCCTGTGGGGGCCAAGCTGGCCATTTACCGAGAAACGGACATCACCCAGGAAATTCTGTGGGTCGATGGCCAGGCTGTGTACACGCCAGACATTATGCAGGCCGACGACAAGCTTACCTTCATTGTTCAGGAAATTGCCGGGGAGGTGAAGCGCGCGGTAAAAGTCTCGCGTGAAGAAGAGGCGGGCGGTAGCACGCCGGAGGCGTTGCTGAAAAGTATTTATACCGCGCGGGATGATGCAGCGAACGCTGCTGTGAATTCAGAGGGCTCGGCTCAACGGTCTGCTGCCCAGGCGGATAGATCGCAGTTCGAAGCGGATCGAGCAGAATCTGAGGCGGACAGAGCCAATACTGAAGCCAATCGTTCCAAGGTCGAGGCCGACCGGGCGGAAAGCGCTGCGGAGGTCGCTGCGGATGATGCTCACGCGGCTGTCGCGGTTGAGGTTGACCGTGCCACCGCCCAAGCAGACCGCGCAAAGGATGAAGCTGACAGGGCACAGAGCTTGTCCAACATTGGTCCGGCCACGGTTGACAAGCTTGGCTTTGTCAAGATTGGCGATGGTATTGCCGTGGAGGCAGATGGGACGATTTCGGTTACGCCCGTAGACTTCGCCTCTTCCGAAAAGCCCGGCACCGTCAAACCGGGCCTGGGTTTAACCATTGCCGATGGCGGAGCGCTGAACGTCTCATGCTGGGACGCTTTTCCGCCATATGTGCCCATACCTGTCTGGGGCGTAACTTTTGGGGGCAGTGACGGAAGGCGGGCCATCATGCCCGGCGAGGCGACAGCGAGAGAGAATTGGATGGTTTGTGATGGGGGCTCTGATGATAAAGGCGGCACGCTGCCCAACCTGAAAGGCAGAGTGTTTTTGGGTGCAGACGCTTCTCATAATGCCGGAACGCTCGGTGGCAGTGCCAGCCATTCACACACTGTCAGCGGAAGTGTGGACGCTACCACTATATCGACGGCACAGATGCCAAGTCATGGGCATGCTTATACAAGCACAAACAATCAAAATTCTCAGGGTGTACGCGGTGAGGCAACGTACATTAACAACGGCGTAAATGGCGCCACAACGGGTGCCCAAGGCGGCAGCGCGGGTCATGCACATTCTTTTAGTGCCACAAGCTCGGCCACGGCCAGTTACATGCCCTATTGTGCAATAAACTTCGTTATGAAGGTCGCGTAGGAGAACACAATGGTTGCAGTTACAGTAGTTCCCAACGATAAGCTTATTTCCGTGGGTGGAGTCCCACTTGTTTTTGACTTTCCTGCCCCACAAAATTTACACGCCCTGCAATGGGACGGACAGCAGGGGCATATGGAATGGATTGACGACTTCAACTGGCCGTTAATGGCCTCTGACGCCACAGCCTACACGGATGAGGTGGCCCCCTATGTAGCCCTGTGGCAGACAGAAAAAGAACGATTGGAGCAAGAAGCCGCCACTCGTGCCGCTGAAAATGCCGCAACCGAGGCCGCCCGCCTTGCAGAGTACAACAAGCCTGAAAACGCGGCAGCCCGTAAAATCGCCGCCATCGACGCAGAGACTTCCGCCACCATTGTCGCAGGCTTTGACAACGAAATCGGTGGAGAAACCCTTCATTTCTCCTATGACAGCTTCGACCAACAGAATTTTGCCGACAGTGCCAACGTGGCTCAGTTGGTTATAGCTGGTGGCGAAGGCTTGCCCACTGATGTTGTGTGGAACGCATACCGCAATTTCTCCCCGGAATCCAAAGGTGAACTTGTGCGCCTGAAGCTTGGCCCGGCTGTTTTCATTGCCCTCTACATGAGCGCTCTGGCCCACAAGGCTGCCTGCATGGAACGTGGTGGGCAGCGAAAAGTTGCTGTTGCCGAAGCTTTGGAGCGTGGCGCCACGGCAGAGGAGATTGAAGCCATATGACCCGCGCCGCCACCTTCCTGCACAATGCAAAGCAGTTGCTGATTGCCATTGACCAGGGCTTAAACGCCCTGGCGGGATTCATTGTGTCCATGATCTGCCTGCTGCCTGGTGCGCGAAAGGCCGGCCTGTGGTGGGCGGATGAAACCATATCCAGCCACTGCTGGCGCTGGCACATCAACGGTGTTCGCTCGTGGCCCTGTAAAATTGTAGACGCGGTGTTCTGGTGTTTGGGTGACAAAGGGCACTGCGAGGATTCGTACTGGTCTGAGGTAGAGGGGCGGCAGTTGCCGCCGGAGATGCGCGACAAGATGAGGAGATGAAAAGAGGGCCGCTCAGAAATGGGCGGCTTTTTGCATCATTTGGCCTTATTGCTCTGGTGCATCAAGACGTGTTCTCATATCATTAATAACCTCTCGCAGTCTGATATTAAAGCTGTCTTTTCTGACTATAGACGTATTCATCCCGAGCAATTTATGTAATTTTAGGTCATCAGACGCTGGTGGAACACTTTCAAGGTATTTATTCCAATTGGATAAAAGGCGCTTCATCTCGACACGTTGATTTGGACTTATGTACATTATAATTCTCCTTTCTCCTTCCAGGTTGGGATAACCCACGTACAAGAAAGAGGCTGTCAATCCGTATATCACACGGTATCATACGACTTGTAACTTACTGAATGTTAACAGGGTATTTATTCTCATCATCTTTATGGGGCTCTTCCTGCTGAACATCGCCAAATTGTTCATACATTGAAAGCACCTGATAAATATCGTCTTGGCCCTCTTTAGCTTCATCCCACCAAGCAACTCCTCTGTTTTTTAATATTTTTTCAATCTGTTCAATAAAACTGTCCACTCCTCTTGTTTTGTACGACGCCCCATCTTCAATACTTATTTCCATAGTCTTTTCCATAGTCTTGCCATCGCCTATAGGTGAAATCGTCATAACGTGACCATCTTCAAGTGTGAATCTTTTTGCACCGTCACTTTGTAATGCCATTCCAGCTAACTTGAATAAATAATGCATAAAACCTCCTGTCTATCTCTAGACTACTTACACATTAACATCATAGTTAGAACATGTCTGTATAATTTAAAAAAATAATAAACTTGTGTAGCAAAGTGCCCGGACGGGCATGCACCCCACGGGTGATGCTTTCAACCTAGCGTTTGAATAGAAAATGATATGTTATAGGCATAAAAAAATACCTTCTTGAGAGCCATTGCTTGTTGATAACTAAGAGCATATTCTGATTTGGACACGACGCCTCTCTTTTACCTCTCTCAATCTCCCTCCATAATCCCTCCCCCTTTTTAGGGCCGGTACCCCCATCCGGCCCTATCTGCTGATAAAGCGTAGTGCGACGCTTGGAGATGGGCGGCTTTTTTGTTGCCTTATGCCAAGCGTGGTTTCCGAGTTATCGGGTAATGATTGAATATTAGTTGCGTCGATATTGGGAGGTTGGTAGTTGTTGAGAAACTACACATCAAGGGAGCCTCATGAAAATATCAACGCGACAGGATATGGTTTTTGCGGCCTCAGCTATTATTTCTGGCAACATATCTCCTGATGATTTGGAGTTCTCAGACTATATTACTGACTCTATAAAAATATTTTCTGATAATTTTGAAAATGCAAATATACTTGACTATAGAACTGCACAGATCATTAATGCAGTTCAAAAAGATATAATAGGCATCTACAATATAATTTTTTGCACAGATGTTACGTTAAAGAATCTTGACAAGCATGAATTCTTAATTGTAAAATTTTCCATAGAAGACGGGTGTATTAAATTTATTAGTCGCATTGCAAAGAAGCTTTTTGACCTTGTATTTGAAGACAGTGGAAACCCACTTGGGAACGAGGAGCTATTCAGAGATATGACCGCAAAGCAAAAAATTGCCACCGTGCTGCTCTTGCTAGCTCTCGCTGGTGTTTGGAAGCTACCGGATGTTATTAGAGCAATAAGAGAAAATCCTGAAATTAGCGTTCTAATTGACGGAAACTCTAAAATCACAGAAGGGTTGTCTAAAAATCAAGAAACGTCGCTGGTCATTATCAATAATCTTGGTGATGGGCATGTTGAATATAACGGAGTCCCTTCTGGAAAAGATGATTATAAAGATAATTTATTTAAGTCAGAGAAGAAGGATATAGTCCCTGTACAGTTGGATGATGATTTTTTTATACTACAGTATGATTTTAAAAATCAGAAAATATTTCTTTTCCAGACAGGGCAAGAGCCATTCTGGGCCTCAACTGCATGGCTTGGTCAAGAGGCGCGTGACAGGCTAAGGGAGATAACGTCTTCAGCTATTGCCAACCAAACGGTTGCCCGTCAGTTCGTAAACATGGCCTGCAAGATAAAAGACAATAAAATAGTAGGTGCTGTGGTAGAAGGGGTTGGACTGCCAATCCGTCCCGAAGCAAAGGGCTTTATAGACACGATGCAAATTAAGAGGACGCAAAAAGGAACACAAGAACAGCGCAATCTCTTCGAATAAATCAAGGCCGGGGCTATCCCCGGCCTTTTCCTTTTCCTCCTTCCTACCCCCGCCACCTCACCACCCTGGACAGCCAATGGAGTAGGGGGGGAGGGAAAATAAACTTGGGGGCATTTAAGGGGGCATTTTGAGATTTTTTTTTAAATAAAAATATTTATTTAAAATAGTTATATTTTGATGGTGCGGCCCATTGGGGGCCTCCCAGTGCGGGGCGTTATGCTCCGCTGATGTCCGTGAATCCTAAGGATTTGCGGCTTTTTTGTTTTTGAAAGGCCGTTGGATTCCGTGTGGTTCCGTATTGCGAGTGCCCCGGCCTGGCCGCGGGCATGAGGAATGGCAGCGGGGTGACGCGCGCCGTCACGATGTGCCTTAACGGTAACTTTGAACCGTTTCATATTTCAAAACTCATCTGATCCAGACAAATGCCTTTGACGGCGGCATTTTCATTGGCTACTGTCTGCTTATGGAAAAAGAAAATTCTCCGATTGGCATTCGTCCCTGCATCAAGTGCGGCAAACTTTCAACCACAATTGAAACGTCGCGCCCGCTTGGCCGCACCCGTGATCTTTATCGCGTGATCTGTGAGTGCGGGAACGGCCCTTTACGCTGGTCGCTCAGCGTATCCGCAGCCATTCGGTTGTGGAATTCGCATGACGCCTCTTGAAGGCGCGTCTTGATTTTTAGAGCAATGTACTTTGAAATTGCTCTGGCGGATGCGTGAGCAGACGGCCGCCGCAGAAGCGCAAGCGCAAACAAAGAGTGGTACGACATCGTCTGTCGTGATGCTGCCCTGCCCCGTAAGACGGTTCCGTCTACGGTTCCGGCAAAGCCTATGGACAAGGCCTGAAGCTGCGTTTACGCCTTGGTTGCCGGTGACTGCACACGCAGTTGACAGAACACTTCAGGCTGAAAATGCACGAGCCTGCTCCTGACACAGGGGCGGGCTTTTTATTGCCTTTCGGGGCAGAAGCTCCTGAGCGCGGAGCCGTGCAGGCCGCGAGCGGTGCACAGGCCCGCGCGGTGCTGCACAACCACACGTTATACGCAGGCAAGCAGGCCGGTTTTGAAACCGCAGTGCCCGTAGTGGAGCGTCTGGTTGCACTGACGTTTGTGCGGCGAGCCGCTTGCTGTCAGTCACACATACCCGCGCATATATGGCCGTTTGAACAAATACTCGTGCTGATTTTCAGGCAGGACAGCCTGTGTGTCGGACTGCGGCGAGCCGCAGGTGAGCTTCTGGTGGCAGCAGGTGAGGTTTTGCTGCGCAGCGCTGCGGCGGCATGAAGGTAATGAATAGTGCTAAACCTGTTCGCCTAGAATCTGTTGGTATTTGAATTTATTCTTGTACAGATACATGTTCGCATCGGCACGGTTGAGAGCGGAATGCACAGTGTCATCAATATCAGGGTCAAAGACGGCCATCCCGTAGGAAAATGTCAATTGAAAACCCTTGATTTTTATCTTTTCTGCAATGGAACAGAGCTTGAGCATCCGTTCTTCAAGGGATTCAATGGTAATATCGCGTAACAGGGTAGTGAATTCGTCTCCACCGATGCGGTATGTTTTGCCCAAATCCTTAAATTGATTGCGCAGCAGGTGGGCAAGAACGCGGATATGGGCATCTCCGGCTGCGTGTCCGGAGCGGTCGTTGATGGTCTTGAGCCTGTTAACGTCACAAACGAGTATCACCAGTCCTTCTGCCTCGCCAGCGGCCATGTGGCGAAGGTCCAATTCAAATGCGTTTCTGTTGAACACTCCCGTCAGCAGGTCTGTATAGGCCAGTTTGCGATACAGTGGGCCGGAAACTTTTTTCAGCAGCAATGCGGTCACCGCTGCCACCAGTATGGCCACGCCAAACGAAAAACCAAGACATATCAGTGCGGTACGCCGCGTATTATTGACAAAAGACTGCACGTCAAACTCAACCACCAGTGCGCCTATGGTGCTGCCATCCTGCTTGATAGGCTCACAGGCGGGTATGATTATCCCCCATGAGGTGTCCATTGTATTTTTACCGCGCATGGACTGGCCATCAAGGCAACGCGTCACAATGGGAATGATTTCACTTTCAACGGGATCGCCGATGGAGCGGAAATCTTCCGAGTCAGGGGAAAGGCCGTCAACAACGTATATGGGCTCGCCCCCGGCAGCGCGCTTTACTGTGTACAGGTAGCGCACATTGGTGGTTTTGCGAAGGTCTTCAAGAAGGACATGGGTTCTTTTGTAGGTCTCGGTATCAGCATCGCCCGGGACATTAAGATTGGTGATGCTCTGTGGGGGAATGCGGCTTAACAGCATGGAAAATATGGCATCGGATCGGCCTAATAGTCTGTCGTCAAGATCGAAAAACAAAGAACGGTAAAAGATGAAAACTGTAACCAGAGCTGTGAAAAACGTAGAGCCTATAACAAGCAGTAAAATTTTCCTTTCAGTCCCGGATATGGGCTTTTCTGTGATTATCTTGCGTATGTTTGGTGCAGTTTCTGTCGGCATGAGAGTGGCCCCACGATGTGACATGTCGGGATAGTCAGCGACTATGGAACGGGTTGGCGGGATGAAATATTTATTATTGCGTATGATGGTGCGCGTGGTAATGCGCGGCACTATTGCCAT